ATGCAAAGGGCTAAAATTATGCATCATAAAAAAGAAACCGTACTGCGAAGACGCGATGTTGCCACTCTGGTTGCCGGTATTCATGGGGTTACTGCCGACCATGTTAGAAAGGTAATCCGCGGTGACAGAGAAAACGATCAAATTCTCGCTACCTATATGCAGATCATCGAGAACGATAACTTATTATTACAGGCAGCCAAAAACATTGTTCCTTTTAATTCAGCCGATCCCAAATCATAGCATTAAAAAGACTGGTGTCCTTCTCTCCCATTCAATTACCACTTGTTCTGATCCCATTGTTGACCCCGTAAAACTGTTGACAGTTGAAATTTATTGATAACAAATTGTATCTCGGATTTTCCGAGATGGTGAATGCTATTGCCAATGCTACCGGAAAAGAGAAAGAAAAGGTAGAAGTGTATTTGCGTAAAGCAAAAAGCACAGGCACCAAATGCTGGACATTTTTAAATGATCCGGATGATCGCCGCAGGGTATTGGTTCAATACGAAGCGCTGAAAGAAGACTATAAGAAAATGGTGAAGGAATTGTTTGGCAACCCGTATGATCATATGGCAAAAGAGCCTATTACAAAAATGGTGCAGCCCGATCAGAAAGCCGAAGCCTTCTTCCTTTCCTATGTATATAACGATAACAGGTTTTTACCAACAGAGCATGTAACAAAGTATGTAAAGGCGGCCAGCTGGTTAAATATGCTTATTGAAATGAACCGCAACAAGAAAGCCATCAAAAAGCAGTTGAACCTGAACCTCGATCAGTTCTGGTGCCATGTGTGCGGCATTATTAAATCGGAAGGGATCGATCTGCCAGCCAGTTACCAGCGGTTGCGGAACAAAATGACAGAATACCAGGAGAAAGGTTATGCCTGTTTGATAGACTGGCGATTCGGAAATTCGCTGGCCAAAAAAATTGATGATGATGTACTGAAGAAGTTACTGGAGCATCCCAATCAATACGATGATGTAATGGTATGCTACCTGTATAACAACTGGGCCAATCAAAATGACCGCGAAGTTATTGGCGCACGCATTGTGAGCTTGCGCAGAAAAGAATGGGAACATGAGATCATTGCCGGGCGTGAAGGCTGGAGCGCCTTTAACGAAAAATATGTGCGCCAGGTAAAAGGGTTGCCGGCCCGCACCATGCATCCGCTGGCGTTGGTTGAATGCGATGATTATAATTTCAATTATTATTTCACTGACCCCTACTTACCCGGAAGCGGCAAAGACCTGCAACGGTATGTTGGCTATATAGTTGCCGACAGCAGCATTGGACTGGTATTGGGCGCCAGCTACCGGCATGCCAAAGCACCGGTTTTTGATATGGTACGAATTGCCTGGCTCGATGCCATGTATTATATCCGCAGCCTCACCGGAAGTGATCAGTGGTATCTGCCGTTTGAAGTAAAGGCCGATCACTGGAATCAAAAAAATGCGTTTCCTTTCTTCAGCAGCATTGCCCGTTTTGTAAAACCGGCTGTAGGCAATAAACACCGGGGATACATTGAACAACTATTTGGAAGCGACCATGCAAAGCGGGCTGAAAAGCTGGCCGCGCATAATGAGCTCAACTATAATGGTAACAACTTAACAGCCCGGCATGCCGGTGTAAACAGGGAAGTGTTAAAGGCCAATGCCAAAAGACGTCCGTTGATCGGCGACCACGCCAGCGAACAAATCAATAAATTCCTGTATTACATGCGCAATATTCCGGCCATTACAAAAAATGACCTGCAAGCGCCCAGCCGCGAAGTACAATGGAAACAACGCTGGAATGAATTGACCGATGAGCAAAGGCGCCCCATTACCGATCTGCAATTCCTGCACCTGTTTGGTTTTACCCATGCACCCCAGGGAAGATCGGTTACCATTACCAACAGAGGTATTGAACCCGTTATCTATGGACAAAAATACAGTTATGACCTGCCTGATCATGTGAACATGCAACACCTCATTGGCAGCAAGGTTTCCGTGATCTATGATCCTTACGATATGAGCCGGGTGCTAATCACTGACAATGAGAATATCCGCTTTATAGCCAGGGAAGCCAATCTGCAACCAAGGGCGTTGGTGTACCAATATGATGGAAGCAGAAAAGCATTGGAAATGATCCTCAACGAAAAGAAAGCGCAGGTGCAAAAAGTGGCCGAACTCTCTGCAGCCCGTACGCATGAAATAGATTCAAAAGCGTTGCTGTTGGCAGGACTGGCGCCCAAAGAACTGCTGGCTGAATCGGAGCAGGCCTATCATGAAGAACAGAACAGGCAGTCGAAAACAACAGATGACGATACCACCGACTTCAATGTATACAAGAACATTTTTAACCGATAAAATTTAAACGATTATGACTGATCAAAAAAAACCATGGGCTGTTGCACCTACCAGCGTATTCAATAAACTCACAGCCTATTTCGGCGATGCACAACGCCATCCCCGGGGCATTCATGCCATCATCATTAATGCCAGCATGGGAAAAAGCATTACGGTAAAGGCGTTTGCAGAACAACACGCTTCTGTGTATTACGTCTGCTGCCACCGCCACATGCCCATACGTACGCTGTTGCGCGACATGCTTACCCGTATGGGCAAAGATAGCAGCGGCACTATTGCCGAAATGCTCGATAACCTGGTTCATAATCTTGAAAAAGACAAAGAACCACTGTTTATTATTGATGAGGTTGACAAACTCAAAGATGAAGTACTGGAAATGTTTGTTGACCTGGAAAACAAATTACACGGTAAATGCGGACTCGTATTTATCGCCACGCCTTATTTAAAAAAGCGCATTGAAATGGGTGTGAACCGGAACAAACGCGGATTTGCAGAACTCTACAGCAGAATGAAAAAAATATTCTGGGACCTTACGCCGGCCAAACAGGAATTTAAAAAAGATGTTTCGCTCATTTGCAAAGCCAATGGAGTAAGCAATGAGCAAACAATTATCGAGCTCTATAATAAATGTGAATATGACCTGCGGGTATTAACTGATCTGATCATTGCGTTCAAAGCCGCCGCCTGATCGCCAAACACCGTTATTTTTCCTGTTTTTGTTGCGTAAAAAACATATAACACCCTGCAATACAGGTTAGTAAGAAAAAAAAGCACCTCACCATTAAAGTAACAAACCAATTAATAATGCACGTAGTTGATAATGCGAAAAAGCCCCCTAAGAAAAAGAAGATCAAAGTATTAAGACCTTCGCAGATAGTTTCGAAAGAAAGGGATCTGTACCCGTTTGAAGCGGTGTTTCGTGAATCGTTTGGTTGCCCCGAACGACATGCAAAATGGTTCATCACCGGACCATCGTTTGCGGGTAAAAGCTCTTTAATATTTACCCTGTGCAATTACCTCACACAATTTGGTACCGTAGATTATAACAACCATGAAGAAGCAGGCGGCGATAGTGAAACTGTAGCACACAAGATCATTCAATCGGGCATGCAGGATAAAGACGGAAAAGTAAGGTTGTACAAAGCGCCCATCGAAAGCGATGATCATGAAACTTTCGGGGAGCGGTTAATGAAAAAGAAATCAGCCGATTTTGCCGTGCTCGACAGCATTCAACACGCTGAGCTGTCGAAAAAACAATACCTGGATTTGACCAACACCCTGTGTCATCCCAAAAAAGCGAAATCGTTAATTTTTATCAGCCATTGGGTAAAGAACGATTTCACCAAGTTCATTAAACACGACTGCGATATTAAAATAGAAGTGATGGGATTTGTTGCCTATGTTGAAAGCCGTTATGGCGGCGGCAAACCCTTTCTGATCTGGGAAGAGGGCGCAAAAAAATACTGGCGCAAAAAGTACAAAGACATAACAGAAGGAAAATACTGGCCGGGGAAAAAAAAGTAATGCAGTCAGTGGTGAGTGGTGAGTGCGTTCCCGATTGTTCGGGAGTCTAAGTAATCGCGAGATAACTCACCATTCACCATTCACCATTCACCATTCACCTTTCACCACTCACAATCTTTGTGACAAAGATCGCTTGTATATGTTCCTTTCAATTACGATTATTGTAGTGCAATACGTATGCGGGGAATCAACACACTTTATACAGATATATTCGACCAGTCAAAAGAGTCCACACCCAAAGCCGGCAAAGGCCGCAGTTCCCATTTACATAAAGCCCGCAATGAAGCCCTGGTAAGCCGCTACTTTTACTACGGAAATTTTTTCGACCGCAAATTCAGCTATGAATTCATTATCAAAAAAGTGGCTACAGAATTCTATTTAAGCCCCGTTACTGTTCCCGAGATCATTGAAGCCAATTACAACATCCTGGTACAGCTTAAAAAAGAGCAGCCTGCCATTAAATACTTCAAAGACAAATGGCCCCACCTGGTGTGGTAGCTCACCCTCTCCTACTCATAGTCTATATCCAAATCGGGCGATCCAATACTATAAACAGGTGAAGCGCTCGTATCTTCAATGGTAGTTGTAAAATAATTAACTCTCACCCTGATATCATCATTCCTGTCTTCAGTAATTACCTGCAACCGCGTTAGTGGTTCACCAATGGCATGTCCATCCTGACCGGTTGGTTGCCAGCCTTGCAGCGCTTTGTAGAGCTTTGCTTCTATTTCATAACCGGCTATAGCCTGCCCACTCACTGTATCAGGCGCCGTAACGGGTGGAAAAGCCAGGCGTAGCTGAATGGTAACATCCCCCCACTGTCCCGTTTCACTTTCTTCACCAAAATAAGATGGCGTAAAATCAATTAACACACAAGGCCAGGAGATGGCTGGTGTTGAATCCTTATTATCGATCTGGCGCCAATCCTGTTCAACTAATAAAATTTCAGGAACAGCTTGTTGTATGCGGGCTTTTAGCGCCAGCAAAAGCAATGAGTAATACGATTGGTACATAGTTGCGTACTTATTATACCTCAAAAATCGCCTATTTAACCGGCAGTTTAAAAACGTAAAAAGTATGATACCGCAGTTACCTATGTATATAACCGAAGATGATGCAGTGTTACAGATCCCTCATTTTGAAAGCGCTGTTAATCGTTGCAGATTTGTGTTGTCAACGGCACGGAACCATTTCTACAAGTACCAGTAACCGGTCAGCCCCGTAAGGCTGCACCCGGTTATTTTGAAAACAGATTATGCAGATAAATGAAATGATTATTAGTGCGCTTACCGGTGTAACAACAGCAACAATAACATGGTATGCCGCCCGCAACAAAAACAAAGCAGAAACTTATGTAAGTGAATTGGATGCGGTAGAAAGAGCTGTAAAGGTATGGCGGGAGTTGGGTGAAGAAATGCAGCTGAAATATGAATCATTACACGATGAAATAGAATTGCTGCGCGTAGAAGTAAAAGTATTGCGTGAAGAGAACAGGCAGCTAAAGCAGGAGAACCAGCGATTATTACAACAAATAAAAACATTGACCGGTGAAAAAAGCTAATGCAATATTCATAACCATTTTAGTGGTGTATGTTATCATCATGGTGGCATTATTGCTTGGCTGCAGAACCACCAAACCGGTAACAGACCAGGTTAAAGACAGCACCACTGTTAAATACTATTACAGGGATTCCATTATTACGCTGCCTGGCGACACGGTTCAAATAACAGCCAGTGTGCCCTGCCCCGAGGCGAAATGGAAGGCGCAGGCCAAAAGCGGAAGAGCGACACTGGTAGCCAGTTTGAACAACGGCGAACTAAGCATTGACTGCAAACAGGATAGTTTACTGTTACGCATATCCCTGCTGGAAAAAGAATTGGAACGAAAAACCAACACCATTGTGCATGTTCCGGTACCGCAGGAAGTGATCCGGTACCGGACACCCTGGTGGGCAAAGATAGCGCTGGTAGTAAGTCTCTTATTTATAACCGCCTTTTGTATTAAGAACTGGCGATTACTGATCGCAGGTGCAAAAGCAATTATACAATTCTTTATATGATACTCTCTGCAAGAGCGCTTGATATAGCAACCACTCAGTTAGGCGTGCGCGAAAAAGGCGCCAGTAATTCCGGGCCTGAGGTAGATAAATACCTGCAAAGCGTAGGGCTTACACCCGGCTTTCCCTGGTGCATGGCGTTTGTTTACTGGTGTTATAACCAGGCATCAATAGAATCAGGCGTTGCCAATTTTCTGATCAGGACCGGCGGTGTTTTGCATCAATGGAACGAACAGCAGCCAATAAGAAAGATAGTGCTCGATAAAGTGCTTAAAAATCCGGCTATCATTCAACAAGGCGCTGTATTCATTATGGATCATGGCAAAGGCACCGGCCATACCGGGTTGGTAGAAAAGATCCATGGCTCCTATATAGATACCATCGAAGGCAATACCAATGATGAAGGAAGCCGCGAAGGTTATGAGGTTTGCCGCCGAACGCGGAGACTGACATCAATAAAAGGGTTCATTCAATAAAACAGATCATGCACGATCATGATACTTCAAAAATTTAAAATTTTCAAATTCTCATTATGTCATTACCCAAAGTAAGTATTCTCTACAGCAATGGCAACCTGTTACAGGACGTAGATGCTGTAGATGGGATTGCAGCACTCTGCGGAACCGGCTCTACGGCCGGTTTGCTGGGGGTGCCCACAACGGTGTACAGCCTTGAAGATGCCGAAGGCAAGGGTTTTACCGAAGCTGCCGAACCAGACATGCATCGTCACTTAAAAGAGTTTTATGGCGAGTTGTCGGGCAACCAGGAATTGCACATTATGCTCGTGCCTAACACCATGACCATGGCGCAGATGCTGGATAACACCAATGAAGCCGGCGCTAAAAAACTGATCACCGATGCACAGGGCAAAGTAAGATTGCTGGGAGTGTTTCACAAACCTGCAGCCGGCTACAATGGCGGTACCGATTTTATCGATAGCCAGGTAGGTGCAGCCATCCTCAATGCAAAGAATTTTGCTTTAGCCCGTTTGGCTGAGCTGGTTCCTCTTCGCATTTTGATCGAAGGCCGTGTAGCGAACCCAAATGCCAACAACACCCTTCAACCTAAAACCAGCAGCAATGGCTATGCCGGTGTGGTATTAGGCGGCACCCGCCCCGATGGATCTGCATCAGTAGGTTTGGCGTTGGGCAGAGCGGTAAAATATGGCGCTCATATTAAATTAGGTAAAGTAGCCAATGGCCCGCTTTCCATCACCACAGCCTATATCGGCGACAAGCTGATCAAAGATATTCCTGCGCTGGCCGACTTGCACGATGCTGGTTTTATCAGCTTTATGCAACACCCGCAAAAAGCCGGTTTCTATTTTGGTATCGACCGCATGAGCAGCACAGATGATTATCGCCTGCTGGCATATGGCCGCGTGATTGATAAAGCGGCTGTAGTTGCCGCTGCTGTTTATGTAGAAGACCTGGAAGGCGAAGTAGCAGTTGATGCAGACGGTAAGATCGCTACCGGCGTGCTGTCGCACCTGAAAGCAAAGATCATTCAGCAGATCAATGTGGCCATGGCCGATCAGATCAGCGGAGTTGAAGTGTATATCAATCCTGCACAGAATGTTATCAGCACCGGTAAATTAAACGTTCAGCTTCGTATTCGTCCGTTCGGATATACTTCATTCATTGATGTTGACCTGGGTCTTGTTGCCCCGGCAATCTAAAAAATAATTTATGCCAACATTTAGCACAAAAGAATGCGCCTGGGCGCATGTATCTGTAACCATGTTGGGCCGCACAATCGTAGGCCTGCGTGGGTTTGAATTTAAGAAAACGGTTGAGAAGGAACATCTCTATGCGGCCGGCGATAAGCCAATCGATATTCAAAGCGGTCAGCAAAAATTTGAAGGTAACCTGAAGCTGTTGAAGTTTGAGATAGATATGTTGAACGATGCGGCGGCCAATGCCCATTACAACGACATCCTGGAAGTGCCGCATGACCTGATCGTAATTACGTGCGACTTTAAAAAACGGGCTAATGATCCCACCCGCACCATCACCGTATCAGGTGTTGCATTCAACGAATTGACCCTGACCATGGAGCAAAACGCAAAAATGACCGAAGTAACGCTCCCCTTCCTGGCCATGGACATTAAATACAGTAACTAAAAAAATTGCATAATCCCATCACAATGATACAAACAGACAACAGCAACAAAGGATCAATTAAAGAAATAAGAGAGCGCGAAAGAAAAGAACAGGAAACCAGATTACGCGAGCAATGCCAGCAACTGGCTTATGAGCGCTTTGGCGAAGAACAGGTAATAAAATGGAGCAATCAACACAAAGGATTGTGGTATTTACCGGTAATGGATGAAAGCGGAGAAAACATTGAGATGATTGCTTTGATGAAACCGATCAACCGGCACATCCTTTCATATGCTTCCACCAAAATTTCCGACGAAGGCCTGTATGCATTCCTGGAACAATGTATGCGCGAATGTTTTATCGCCGGCGACAACTCCATATTGGATGACGACGACTATTTCATTCCTGCAGCCATGAAGTTCAACGCCATTCTGGAAGGTAAAAAAGCGGCTCTTTTAAAAAGGTAAGCGATGCAGCTGAGAAAGCCGAATACGATGTATTTGGCTTTCTTGAAACAATAGTGGAATACTATACAGGGCGTGATGCATCGCAGCTTTCCGACGACGCCCTGGCAATGAAACTGGCTCATATTAACCGCCTTCGAAAAATGGAAGCTGAAAGCGGATATGGTAAACTTTTAAACGGATTATAACGTGGCTAACAGTACGGCTGATTTTTTGAATACCTGGAATAGTTTAATGAAAGATATAGCGAGAATATCTAAAAACGCATTTAATGCAGTTGCTATCCCTATATCGGATTACGTAAACAAGGTTAAGTATAATAGAAATCAGCTGAGCAAGAGCCTCCACGGCATTTCTGAGGCAATGGCAAAACTGGAAAACAATATCGCAACCAGTCAGAATAAAAAGTTTATCAAGGAATGGGAAAAAGACCTGGCCAAGCTTCGCAAACAGTTCGAAAAACATCCTGGCAATCCAGATAATTATGATCCGGAAAAGAAGAGAGCCAAAAAGAAAAAAGCCGCAGAAGATGATTATGCGCTTACAAGATGGGTAAAAGGGCTGTTGAAGACAGACAGTTTTCTTTCTCTTGGTAAAACCATCCTTACAAAGGGAATGGACCAGCAAAAGAGTGTTGCAGCACTAACACCACAACTTGGTAAAGAGGGGGCCACAGCCGCCTATGCTACTATAAAAAAGGATGCGGCTGCAACGCCTTTTGATACAGAGAGCTTATTTGCTGCTAATAAAGCGCTGATCGATGCAGGCGCCAATTCCGATGTTGCACGTGCTAACGTGCTGGCACTGGGCGAAGCTGTTGCTTTCAAAGGCGGAGGCAATGAAGAGTTGACCAAAGCGGCAGAACTGATGGCCAGGATAAAAGACTCAGGAAGCGCCGGCAAAGACGAACTGAAAGAGTTCGGCGAAGCAGGTATAGACATTTATTCCGCATTGGCAGGCTATACTGGTAAAAGCATTGAAGAAACGAAGAACATGAATGTGTCGTACCAGGACCTGTCAGCCGCATTGCAGAAGGCAGGAGCTGCGGGTGGCGCATTTGAAGGTGCTATGGCCACGCAAAACCAAACAGCAAGCGCCGGGATGGACAACTTTATGGAATCCCTGAACGGTGGTTTGGCCGAAATAGGCGTTGCATTCATGCCGTTGTTGAGTAAGATCTTTGGTATTGGCATGAAGCTGATCGACGGCCTGTTACCAATTATTCAAGGCTTCATTCAACCGGTAGTAGACATCCTCGGCACTTTACCACTGGATGCGATACTAAATGATGTAATGACTATGGTAGGGGCCATTTTAACCGCGGTGACACCTATTCTCGATAATCTGAAACCGCTGTTCGCTGCCATATTTGACGTCATGCAGCCACTGATTGATCAGGTAAGTCTATTTATAACGCTCCTGGTACAAGCGCTCGCCCCCATCATCGCCTCCCTGATCAAGCTCTTAGTCTCGATACTGGGCCCCGTAATACGATTCATAGGCGTCATATTGACCGTTGTGTTTGCCATGTCAAATATCCTCTTAAAGCTTATTCAACCGGTTTGGGATAAGATATCATGGGTTATAAACAAAATAGGAGAAGGCATCACCTGGTTAATGGACGTTTTGGGATTAAATAGCATTGGTAAATTAGATGGCGATCCGATACCGGATGATAAAAATAAACTAAGCAGCACGCCGGAAAGCAATTCCGTTCTTCCATCGACCACTTTAGATGGCACAAGCCTGACAGCAGCCGGAACTGCGGCCAACCAGTCCATGACAGGTAATACATCTGTAGAAAAAACAAGCGATAAAACGGCGAGTGAAATAACCAGCGGTGGCCCGCGGGTGATCAATATCAACGGCGTGAAGTTTACCGAAAAAATAGAATTGCATGTAACGAATGCCAAAGAAGGCCTTTATGACCTCGAATTAAAGTTGCAGGAAATGTTTTTACGAATTCTAAACAGTGGGGCAGTTTTACAATGAGCAATTTAATATACGATCTTGATCAGTTATACGAAGCCACTTTCGGCATAAAGCCTTTGCGGATCAATGGATCGGGCAACACCAATAAGTTCACGCATGCTTCCGGTTCGGCGCTAACGGCCAGGTATTCGAACAAGGAAATATGGTTGCCCACCAAATTCACGGGATTGCCGCGTACGTTCGAAAACCGGGAGTTCTTTCTTCCTTACTCGGTCATTAAAATATCCGGTAAAAAAACCATTGTAAAAACAGCCATGGCCGAACGCAGAGGCACTGTAAAAGAATTGTACAGCACCGATGACTATTCAATAAGCCTGAAAGGTTTTTTTATAGATGACAAGAACCGGACATGGCCCGAAGCTGACCTGAAAGCATTCAGACAGTTATTCGAATTGCAATCAGCCATTGTGCTCCATAATGCGTTAACAGATGTGTTTTTGGGCGGAGAACAGCGCGTGGTGATCGAAAGCTTTGATCTGCCGGAAGTGGAAGGCGGCCGTAAACATATCCGGCCTTTTAACATTCAATTAGAAAGTGACAGCATATTCACACTGGAGGTAGCGTAATGTTTAAAATGACATCCACGGTAAACATCGAAGGCATAAAGAATATCATTAAGCCCAATGCCATAACATGGAAAAGAAGTGTCACCGACTATAGTGACACGGCTACCATAAAACTGCCGGCTGTGGCTATGCTGAAGACAAAAGGCGATGTGTATAAACGCATCGAGACCGGTCTTCAATTCAAAGAAGGGTTGGAAATATCAATTGCCTGCGGCTACAATGGAAAAAACCAGTTGCGGTTCAAAGGGTTCATCAGACAGGTAAAGCCCAATGTACCGCTCGAAATTGAGTGTGAAGGGTACAGTTACCAGCTCCGGAAAAAACAGTCGTTTAACAAAAGCTATAAAGCAGGCACGCCCATGAAAACAGTGCTGAACGACCTGATAGATGGCACCCAAATAAAATTAAGCAAGGGCATTCCTGATGTAATCATCGAAAGCCCGGTTAATTTTTCAGGCAAGTCAGGCATTCAGGTGCTCGACTGGTTCAAGGAGCAAATGCTCATGACCGTTTACTTCAATTTCAATGAACTGTATGTTGGCCTCAAGTACACCGACCTGAAAAAAACCATCAAACTGCGGCTTGGCTGGAACGTGGTGGACGACAATGACCTGAAGTTTAATCCCAAAAAAGAATTAACCGAGGTAAACATTTCCATCAGCGCAAAACAAAAAGACGGCACCACACAATATGCCGATGGCAGCAGCAAAGGAGATGGCGCCAAACAGGTAAAAATGAATGTAAGGGTCGACAACACCACCCTGAAAAAAATACAGGACGACCAAAAACAAAAACTGTTGAACCGTGGCTATGAAGGATCGCTTACAGCATTTCTTGTTCCGTTTGCCGAACCGGCTATGGCCGTACAAATTGAAGACCCTAAATATCCTGCCCGTTCCGGAAAATATTTTATCGAGGGGGTGGAAGGTGAATTTGGCTCGGGCGGCGGCAGACAAAAAATTAAAATAGAAGCAAGCTTATAACATGGGAAGAGAAGAACAAATACGGCAATTGCTCGATGAACGGGCAGCACGGGTTGGTCCCTCGCCTACCATGTTGGCCACCGTGCAAAGTGTGAATGAGGCAGAAGCAACCTGTGTATTATGGGACGAAGAAACAGCACTGGAATATTATGATGTTCGTTTACGGCCCGTGTTAGATGGTAAGGAAAGCATTACCATTTTCCCGAAGGTCAAAAGCTGGTGCCTGGCGGTTCGTCTTGAAAACACAGAAGAATGGATGGTGGTGGCCTGCAGCGAGGCAGACAAATGGCGTTTGAAGACCGGTGAAGCGATCATTGAACAGGATGCAACCGGCCTGCAGATAAAAAAGCAAAACGACACCCTGCGCCAGGCGCTTGAATTAATTATCCAGGCTGTAATGAAAGTGATGGTAATACAGGGCACTAACCCCGACTATGCGAAATTACAGCAGGCATTAACAAAAATTCAAAACATACTCCGGTAATGGCTTTAAACAAAGATGTATTAGGGGCAGCCTTGTATAACAGGGCGGGTAACTACAACGACAAGGATATTCAAAACATTGAACAGGCGCGGCAGGAGTTCTGGAAAGGGGTGGCGGAAGAGATCATCAATCACATTAAAAGCAACGCAACCTTAAATGTTCCCGGAACGGGCTTAACCACCCCATCAGGTGGCGGTCCCGTAACAGGAGTAAGTATAACAGGAACCATTTTATGATTGATATATTATTAGACCCGGCCAATAATGACCTGTTGTTCGATTCATCAGGCAATATAAAGATCGGCACAAGCGACGAGCAACACCAGGCTTTACTGCTGCTTTTTGACAAAGGCAGTTTAAAAGAAAATCCTGACGCCGGGGTTGGCGCCTTCAAATACATTGAAGCAGAACAACCCGAAGAATTTCTGCGCGAACTGCGGATGCAATTCACCATGGACGGCATGCAGATAAACCAAATTGTTTTTGAAAATAACAAACTGTCGATAGACGCTCCATACAATGAATAAGGTAACTGTATCATATGGGCAAACCTGGCTCGACATTGCCATGCAGGAATTGGGTGACATGGAACGGGCAATTGAATTAGCACAATTAAATGGCCGGGCAATCACCGACGACCTGCAGGCAGGCGAAGTATTGATGGTGCCCGACTTTGACGCTGAAAAAAGGGACATCATTCAATTGTTTGGCAACAGCGCCAATAAGCCGGCCAGTGGAGAATCATTCATTGCAGTGGATCCCGAAACCGGTCTCGAAGGCATCGAATTCTGGGCTATTGAAAACGACTTTGTAGTTTCTTAAAAGGAAAAAGTATGCTGAAAAATTATTTCAAACCAACACCAAAAAAATTATTGAAAATATCCCTTGCACTCAGAGGCATGGTGGCTACCATCAGTGGAGCCGCGTATTTTCAAAACGATCTGAAAGCAGCATTCTGGTTCCTGGTAGCAGGCGCAGGCATCGACTTTATAATTCAATGCCTCGATACCAATGCAGGCACTGGTAAACAAAAGCAAGAGCCAATACAATAAACAAAAAACAGTACACCAATAATGGCACGCACAATAACAGACATACATGCCGATATTACCAATACCCTGGTCACTGAAATGGCTGCTATTAACATTACGATCAACCCGGCCACCTGGAGCAAAGCCAATCTGTTGCGGCTGATCACTTATGTGGTAGCGGTATGTCAATGGACTATTGAGCAGTTACAGGATATACACAAGGCAGAAGTAAATGAGATCATTGCAACAAAGAAACCACACTCCCTGCGCTGGTATGCCGAAAAGACCAAAGCGTTTCAGCTGGGTTTTAATCTGGTGCCCGAACAGGATTATTATGACAACACCGGCATTGCAGATGATGTCATACAAGCATCCAAAGTGGTGAAATACGCATCAGTAGTACGTCAGAGAAGGCCCAACGGCCGTTTTTTTCTTCGGATAAAAGCGGCAACAACCAACGGCGCCGGCCTGGCAAAGCTTGATCCGGGACATCTGAACGCCCTCACGGAATACATAAACAGAATTGCAGATGCAGGGGTGGATGTGGAGGTTACCAGTAATGATGCTGAACAATTGAAGCTGGGCATGACCATCTATTACAATCCATTGATCCTTGGCGCCAATGGCAGCCGGCTCGACGGAACTGACCCCACTCCCGTTCCCAATGCGATCAGGGCTTATTTACAGAACCTCCCCTTTAACGGTCTTTTTGTGCTGGCTCATCTGGTTGATGCGCTCCAAGCGGTGGAAGGCGTAGAAATTCCTCATTTGACTTCCTGTTCTATGAGTAAGGGTGCACTTGGGTTTTTCAGCGTTAATGTGGAAGACATTCCCGACAGCGGTTACCTCAGTATCGATACTAACAACCTTTCGATAACCTACGAGGCTCACATTCAGAAATTATAGAATTGTTGAAAAAGTTTAATAGTCATAAATGAATGCACGCATTTACGATATAAAATATAAAAAGCTGGTCACCTGGGTGGTGCCGCAGGTATTGCGCAAAACCAGATTAACGGTTTTATTAAATGTGCTGGTAAGCCCTGTGGTATATATATACAACCTGTTTTTGATAAACCGGCGTAATAACCTGTACAAACTATTGATCACGCCTCAGATTTGTTATCTTGAAATGGCGCTGAACGACAAGTATGACAGCAGCAACCGGAAAATAAAAATAGAAAAGGCCAAAAGCTACGACCCATTGTACTTATATCAGCGGATAGAACAAATTCCAGTGTATCTGTATGGAAAAAATACAGCAACCGCGGGCCAAAAGCAAGTGCTTTACCAAAAAAAAGAAGCCAGTGCATATCAATACGACTTTATTGTAAAGGTACCCACAACGGTTGTCTTTGATGTAAATGAAATGATGGCGGTAATAGACAATTATATTCTGCCCGACAAAGTATATAAAATCTCAATTGTGTAAACATGTATAAACGAATTGATTTTTCAAAACTGGAAGGACTGGCGACTTACCAGGACACGCTCGACTTTTTGCAGATCTCTTACCGGGAAGCAATAAGCGCCATAGCAAAGGCATTCGGAAGCAGGGTGATCGTAACCGGTGTTAATGACCTGGGCACTTCCTATAGTGATGGCTGGATAGTTATTGACGGGGAACTGATGCCTTTTGTTGCAGGTTTAAAAACAGACCGGGTTGTGGTGGAAGAGCTCACCGATACAGAGATCTTTAATAATGGTTCCATTCAAACCGTTTATTATACCAAACGGGCAAAGTTGGGTAATATCGGCGGCTATCCATTTAGTGATTTTATCAGAGTTGATACCATGTCTGCAATTAGCCTGGGGTTAAAAAATCTGATCACTGCACATAACAATCTGCAAGCAGCCTTTAACACGCACACGCATTCCTGGAATCAGATAACAGATAAACCCGGGGCATTCAACCCATCAGCCCATCGCCATAACTGGAACGATATTGATAACAAACCAAACTTTAATATCCTGCATGCAGGCATCCAAGATTTGGGTGACATTGGATATGATGGCAATGACTGGACATGGGTATATTTTCCATCAGTAAATACCACCAAATATATTGTAGCAGGTAGCTTATTAAGTAAGAGTTCTGATTGGAACAGGTGGACTACTGATAACAATGGTACCTGGGTGGTGAGAGACAAAGAGTATACCCAGTTCAAAATATTGTTGCAGGATAACGGAGGCGGCGTACAAAACCTTCAATTCGAATACGCTTTAATTTCTTATTAACACATGGCCATACAAAATATAAACACACTTAAAAGCTGGTTTAAACGGGGTTTTAAACCACTGCAACAACAGTTCTACGACTGGATGGACAGCTACTGGCATAAAGATGAGCAATTGCCCATTTCATCGGTAAATGGCCTGGAAAATATTTTAAATACCCTGCCATCACAGGAATCATTAAATATTTTGCTGTCAACGTTCCTACCCGAAGTGATCAATGCCAGTGCCAATTATGTGTACACACTAAAGGCAGGCATCCGGCTTGAATCGGTGATCATTATTCCTTCGGCTGAAGTTACTATTCGCATTGGCACATTTGACTATGGCGAAGATGTAATGGTAGAATCAACTATTCAGCCAAATGAGCCTTTTATTCTTGACTGCGCGGTGTATGCAGTAGCCAATAAGCCGGTTTACATAACTGGTATTACAGCGCCCACCCAGTTTTTAATTTATAAACGGTAATCACAAACATGAAACGGATTCTTGTTTTTGCCTTCGCATGCTTATGTCTTCGTGGTTGGGGTCAGCAAATACCCAGTCAGATACAGGCAAAAAGAGGCGTATTTACTGATAGTCTTTTCTTGAAAAACAAATGGATCAGATCCATTTCGACCAACCTGAATGCTGCTGACAGCGCCAGTAACAATGTACTGGCGACAGGGAGCGCTATTGCGCCTTTAACCGGCAGCTTTATACAAAACCAGTCATCGGCGGCACAGCCTGCTGACTTATTTATAGCTGGTTCGGGTGTAATTGGTTCCCAAAACAGTTTTAAAAATACCCTGGCAAACTATTGGCCTACGGTGTTTAATGTAACCCAGGGAAGCGGCCAATATGGTTTCAGTATACAGCGGGCTTCAAATGACCAGGGCCCTGCAGACATTTTAATGTACAAGAACGCTGATTGGGGTTTTGATCGCCCGGTGCCTTTGTTTGTTGGAGATCCGCTTGGAACTATAAACTTCTCTGGTGTTGCCGGAGATAATAGTACAATAAAAAGCCCCGCGTATATAGGCGGTTATATTGAAAAAGTGGCGCCTTCTTATGTGAGCAGCGGCTTTAATTTAAACACAACAGATTCCAGTGGGTCTGCGAAGCGAATGGAATTAAATGCGCAGGGCAATCTGCTGATCGGCAGTTCGTCAACCGACCCGTCAACTAATAACTACAAGCTCAATGTGGCCAGCGGCGATGTACGCTTTAACAGTCTTTCAGCAAATGGAAATGTTCTGGCTGGCAGTGATAACAATGGGGTAGTCAATAAATTGATCGTAGGCGATAATTTAAGCATCACGGATGGCACCCTGAATGTAGCTTTCACCACTCCGGGCCGTAAGTATAATAAATTCAGTGGTACAATATATGGGCAGGGTACAGGCAACCCTGAGTATTCTATGGCCGAAGGCGGTTTAGGGAGTTATGGGTGGACACGCGATTCACCAGGGCATTATACATTTACTACTGTAGAGCCAACCTTTTTTCCGCCCTATACCTGGCTGCATTCGCATCCTTCAGACCCTTCGGGTAATGTGGGCGCTACCCGGTTATACGTTGCCAGCCCTACTACCTTAAAACTGGTCGTAAAAGACAACAACCTGAATGATACGGATGCGTGGACGCGGATCTCGATCGAGATGCGGATGTATGAACCACAATAAAATTTAACAAGCAATAATTTTATATGAAACGATCAATAGTAATTCTATTCGTCTTTATAGCAATATACGGAAGAGGCCAGCAAACACCGACACAGGTTCAGGCAAAAAGAGGCGTGTTCACCGAGCGCCTTCAAATTAACGGTAAATGGATCGATCGCATTTCAACAGATCTCAATTCCGGTGATAGCGCCAATGATGATGTGCTGGCTACCGGAAAAGCCATTGCCGATTTTTTAAGGCCCAGGACAAACCGCTATATTCATAACCAGTTCTCAGCGGCACAACCCGCCAGTTTATGGATGCAGGGAAAAGCGGCGATAGGCCCGGCCGGATATCTGGATACGCTGAGTTCAGGATTGCCGGCACAGGTGTATGTGTCATACAGCAACGGGAACCAGGGGCTTGCTGTACAACGTGCATCAAACGACAAGGGACCAGCGAGCCTGGTATTTTTTAAAAACAATGCCTCACACTTCAATACATTGAATGCCTTGCAACCCGGTGATAAGATCGGCAGTTTAAGCTTTTCGACCCATACAGGCGATGTATCAAAAGTTTCCAATGTTATGGATATAACGGGATTGATTGAAAAAACAGCCCCTTCGTATTTGAGCAGCGGTTTTGTTTTTAATACAACAGACACTACCGGAAACTATGGCCAGCGCATGCATTTAAATGCAACGGGCAATTTGTTGCTGGGCAATGAAGCTGTAAATCCATACAAGCTTAATGTAGCCAATGGCGATGTACGGTTTAACAGTCTTGCAGGCTCAGGGGATGTACTGGTGACAGCCAACAACGATGGGGTATTGAGCAAACTGCAAATGGGCAACTACCTGTATCTTATTGAGGGATCTCTATATGCTGCTTTCCCGCAACCGGATGAAGACATGGTTTATACAGCTATAATGTCGCAATCTGGTCAAAATGATCCAGGTGTATACGTACTTCAAAATACAACCGGAACTGGTGTAAAATGGACGCGCATAGCGACAGGTGTTTATAGAGGAACTGCAATTAGCGGCAATTTAGGGTCGAACCAGATCTTAAAGGCAGAAGCTTCTGATGAGGCGGGAAACGTATTTAGTGCGCGCCTCTCTATGGTGCAAAACACTCCCGATACCTACGAGTTAATAGTTAAAGACAATAACCTGGTGAATATCGATGGGTTCACTAATATCTCCATTGAAATACGAGGATTTATCTGGAATTAAACCAACCGCAAACGATTTAAGATGAAACTGTTATTTTTAGTATTAGTTACTTTTATTTCAATATATACATCGGGCCAGCAGCTTACAACTGAAATTCAGGCAAAGAGAGGTGTCTTTACCGAGCGTTTATATTTAAAAGACAGATGGATCGACAGCATTTCAACCAACCTGAATTCTGCTGATAGCGCCAGCAACAATGTGCTGGCAACAGGCAGGGCCATTGCGAACTTTGCAAGGTTAAAGGCCGGGGACCCAATAAAGAACCAATTCTCCGTAGTGCAACCGGCCAGCTTCTGGCTACAGGGCACCGGTACTATAGGTGCTTTGCCCGGTTACAGGAAAGCATTATCAGGTGGCTTATCAGCCCAGCTGAATATAACCCAAAACGAACAACAACACGGGCTTTCGGTTCAGCAGGCTAATTATAACTCCGGTACGCCTGCTATCGATCTGTTTAAAAATGCTTCAACCAGCTTTAATACATTACAGGCATTGCAACCTGGTGACTCTGTAGGAAGTATAATTTTTTCAGGGGTTGCCGGTGATAACAACACCATTGCAAATGCAATGAGTATACATGGGCTGGTTGAAAAAACGGCGCCTGCATTTTTAACCAGTGGTTTTGTATTCAATACAACCGACACCAACGGCGCATTTGCCCAACGTATGTGGTTAAACGGCCAGGGTAATTTATCACTTGGCAATGTAACAACCAATCCCTACCGGCTTAACGTGGCTGATGGCGATGTGCGGATAAACAGCCTTGCCGGCAATGGGAATGTTTTGCTTGGCAGTGATAATGATGGCAGGTTGTACCAGGTTCAGTTAGGCAGTAATAATTTATGGATGGAGGATGGTATGCTGGGGGTTAATGTACCAGTGTATCATCTGCCATATTGGAAATACGTGGCCACATTAACTCAAACCGGCACCAATAATCCGGTTGCATTTGCATTGGAAGGCGCCAACTCGTCTATTCAGTGGACACGTATTGCCACCGGCGTTTATACCGCAACCTCTAATGGGGGTTTTGCCTCTGGTTTCACCTGGATGAGCAGCGAAGCTTCAGATAGTAATGGAAATGCGGCTTTCGTTAAGTTGTATAAAAGCGGGCTTTGGACAATAACGATGGTGGTAAAAGATGCGGCGCGGAATAACACGGATAACTGGTCAGGAATTTCAGTTGAAATAAAAGAATGGATCCAGTTTTAAAAAAATTAGTAGCGACACATCAAAATAAAGGTGGTTTTTGGTTTGACCCTTCTTTTAACAGAAGGGTTTTTTATTTTCTGTTATCGCGATAATGGAAATTTATCCGTTTCGTTTTTCTTTTTTATGCGTATGGATTTACCCTTCTTATAAGTATCAAAGCCACAAAAACTAAACCAATCATTATTAAAAGGGGTTTTATAAGGGTTAGTCCTTATTATTAATAACCTTTAAGATTACGGATCGGTCTAATTCGTAAACAACCTGAGCCACCGCATCATAGTTCGACTGAAAGGTGGTTTAGTTATTAGTTATGTTTTCATTGAACCAATCATTTCCCAAAGGGCCGAATTCTTCGGTTAAGGCTTCATTCGCCTTCTGCTCATTTAAATACCAATCGCCATCGATTTCATTATTGCATTCATTCAGAAAATCAATCCAAATGCTGGTTGAATTTGATAGTTGCCTCCAGCGAATTTTGGTCAAATCCTGAAGAAAAGTATCCTTGAGGGCTAAATTTCCATATTTCTTTATCCACCTATTTAGACTATATGATCTGGAAGCTGCATTAATAATAAGCGTTCTGGTTGTAAATCTTGAGTTTTTAAATATTCGAAGAAAATGGAAGAATTCTTCAATGGCTTTTTCGTCATTGTTTACATTTCTTTTCTGTATTATTTCAGCCCAGTCGAGAGAGGTGTCAACGTCTTCTGCCAGATGACCTTTTAACCATTTGTCAAAATAAATAAAACTGGGCGAGGTGTCGTTGCTTAGTATCTTATCTTTATCACGTTCCAATAAATACAGGATGCGATACAGATTTCTAAAGTCTTTTAATTTAAATTTTTGCTCCATGGAGTTATTATTTGGAAGGTAGCGGTAATAAAACTCGGTCTCGGCTCAGCCGAGACCGAGCAATCCTTTTAAGCGAATAATTAAACTGTTTGTACATAATCTTCAGTAAGCCTGTATGCCGAAAGCAGCCGGGTGTCGTAATGAAAAGCCCGGTAATTTTTACCATTATAGTAATAGGCTATTTTCTGCCAGTCTTTGTATTTGATGGCTAAGTCGAGAGGCCGCACAGTTTTAATCCATTTAATGGCAAGCAATACCTGATTGTATTCACTCTGTTTAGCGAAATCCCACATGTCGCCCACCTTATAAAATCCTGTTTTAATATAGTGAAAGCCCATTATCTGCATGATGCCTATGCTTGTACTTTTCATTGCGGCATCAGCATTTAACGAAAATGCATCGTTAAAGGCTTTCCACTCTTCAGCCTGGTTGCCTACCTGATTGCTTTGCCAGGTTGTATGTTTAGTTTCTGCCGCCCAGTCTTTACACTTCCGCATAAACCATGAGGGTTCAAACTGGATAATAATTTTTCCGGTAAATGGGTCAAATCCGTGCTGACCGCTTTCAACCTGGATAATTGATTTCAAAACCCGGTATTCGTAACCGTTCTCAACAGCCAGATCATTGATCTGAGCATTGGTTAACAGTTTATTTGTTTCTGTTCCCAT